AGGGGGTCGCTTCCCCTCGCCGACAGGGTCAAGACAATCATTCACTATCAAGGAAGGAATCGCCATGACTGACAACATTCTACCACATCTCGCCGACGGTCTCTTCGACCAGGTATCGCCCGACGTCTCGCCCGACGCCGTCGCCGCGCTGCGCGTCGACCAGCGCCTGCCCGTAGTTCTGCTGGTAGTTGCCCGCGTTGAGCCCGTTGGCGAAGAGGTTCTGCTGCGTGGTCGCCAGTTGCGGCGCCATGCCCGCGGCCGACATGCGCCGCTGAAGGTCCCCGGTGTAGTCCTGGTAGCGAAGGCCGGCCTCGGCATCGCCGAGCCCCTGCGCGAGCGCGTCCTGGTTCCCCTTCACCGCCTGCATGTGCGCACTGCCGCCCCACTGGCCGGGCTCGTTGAACATGGCCGTGGTGCGGCCGGTGGCAGCGTCATAGGCGTCGGTCACGCCCCTGCGGGTGCGGCTTAGTACGCCCTCCAGCCCGCCGTTGGGGCCGCCGCCGTTGGCGATCAGGTTCGCGAGGAAGCCCTGGCTCGCGTCCATCGCCGGCGAGCCGTACATGGTGTCCTGGATGCCGCCGAAGGCCTGCTCCTGCAGCGGAGTGAAGGGAGCCACCTGCATGCCCTCGTACTGCTGGTAGGGCTTGTTCGCGACGTTGGAGGCCTGCTGCAGGTACTGCTGCAGGAGCTGCTGCATCCACTCGGGCGGCGCGCTGGTGGTCTGGGCGGAAGTGCCGTCGAAGAGTCCCATGGTCAATCCTTTCAGAGCCGCGCGTCGGCGGTGATGGTTGCGGCGTTCCCGGCCGCGGACATGAGGGAGCAGGCATCACCGGCCACGAGGCCCGCGGCCACGGTGCCGGTGGCGATGATGGTTCCGTTCGTGTTCACCGCGCCGGCGACGCCCCATGCCGTGACAGCGACGGCACCGAAGGCGGCATTGGTGACGGCGTAGTTGCCGAAGGCCCCGAGGTTGATGGCAGGCACCGCGCGCATGTCGGACACGTTGTCGCCGATGCCCACGGAGGCGAAGACGTTGACCGCGGCGGCCTGGCCGTTGCAGATCACGGTATTTCCAGCGGGCACGTTCCACTGCCGGAACCAGCGCCGGCAGCGCGCAAGCTCCACCGCCTGGTCGGGGTGCACGAAGGGGGAGGCGACCGACCCCACGCGCAGGTCGACGTTGGAGATGGTCACCGAGTCGTCCGCCCCAGCCGTGCCGGTGGGCGAATACTTGAAGCGCACGCCGATCTGCGTGGCGCCGGCCGGAACCGTCAGGAGGTGCAGGTAGGTCGAGTCCGTCGCGCTGATCGCGTTCGACTGCGTGTTCTGCACCTGCCCGGTCCAGCCGGCGGTGGCGTGGTTCTGCGCCGACTCGTCGGTTCCGGTGCCGGTGTCGATGATCGAGGTGAGCGCCCCGCCGGAGTAGTTCGCGCCGGCCTTCGCGTCGAACGTGAGCGCGATGACCTTCCCGGCGAATGGGATGCAGTCGCCAGTTTCGAGTGAGGTGCCGCCCTGGATGTCGTTCGTGGAGGCCGAGCCCGCATTTCGCTGCAGCTTTGCGGCGTAGCGCTTGCCGGTCGATGGCCCGGCCACGCGAGAGAGCGTCGCGGCGCTGCCAGCATGCCTTCCCCACCAGCGATCCGGCCCGTAGGCGATGGTGCCGGTGAGAGCCGCGCTCGTGCCCGCCTGCGCGATGGCGAAGTTGCCGTTCACGATCGCGTTGCCGGTGTAGGTGGAAACCTCGATCCCGCTCTCGACTTGCCCCTTTCCCACGCCTGCGCCCACGATGCGCAGGTAGTCGTAGACGCCGAGCAGTTGCGTGCCGTCCGGGGAGAGCATGAAGGTGGGCTGCACGAGCCTGTCCAGTTCCGCCTGCGCCAGTGCGGCGAAGAGCGCGCGCAACTTCTCGTCCGCGATGAGGGCCTCGGGAGGGCGGATGTCCAGGTGCTTCATCGCCGGCCCTCCTTCACGACGAGGCCTTCGTGCCCGAGCCACTCGAAGCCCGCGGCCAGGTCCCCGGTGTCGCGTTCGACCGAGTAGGTGGCGCGGTGCCAGTGCCCCTCGCTCTTCAGGTCGAATTTGTAGGCGGCGGATAGCGCGCGGGTGATGTTCTGCGTGGTCGCGCCGTAGACAGAGTTCTTCGTGGCGATCAGGGTGAGCGAGAACGCTCCGACCGGGTCCGGCGCCTCGATGAAGTTCGGCGTCACCGATTGCACGGAGGTGGTCTGGTGGCTGTTGCCCTCGTAGTTGCACGTCCACGAGATCGGCGTGAGTCCGGTGCTCACGTCCGGGATGCTCGTGCGCATTACCTCCAGCGCCAGGCACTGCGTCGCGGCGTTCTGGGCGTTCGCGACGAACAGGTACACCTCGGAGTTGAGCGTGCTCCCGTTGTCCGCGAAGGTGGGCGACCAGGCGTAGGCCTGTTGCCGGTTTGCGATCATGCATCCGCAATAGCCGTTCCCGCCGATGAACCGATTGAGCCCCCACGCGCCCGTCAGGATGTTGAAGACGAAGCACGAATCGAAGGTATTGGGGTTTGCCGCCGACTCGAGGAACACATAGAGCAGGTTGTTCAGCGAGTCGTGCTGGAGCACCGCGCGCGTGGTGCTGTAGCGCGAGAACTCGGTGCGCAGATATTGGGTCATGCCGGCAGTGATCGACTGCGGCGGGCCGGAACCGTCGTAGCGGTAGACATCGTTGCCCACGAAGTAGACGACGCCATTCGCGTTGATGCACGCTTCCTGCGAGATGCAGCCGATGTACTCGCTCACCGTCTGCCACGTGCGCACCTTCGGCAGGCCGGAATAGCGGCCGATGTAGATGCTCGACTTCTTGAACGCCATGACGCCGCCGCCAGGGCCGTTGCAGCCGGCGATGATGGGGCCGCCGTTGTCCTCCAGGCGCCCTCGCTTCGCCTCATTGCCCATGGCGGTCGTGGAGGGAGTCCACTGATTGATGTTGCCCACGTCGCAGGTCGCCCAGCCGTCTGGCACGTCGCTGCCGTCGTTGTAGTTGAGGGCCACGACTTGCCGCGCGTCGGATACGACGATCTTCGCCTTGATCGCCCCGGACAGGTCCGAGAAGGCCCCGGTGGTCGCCGACTGCATCGCGTCCGTCTTGTTGGATGCGATCACCGTGTCGCCGAACTGGCAGAAGGAGAATGGCAGGTTCTTCGTGTAACTTCCGCCGCGCGAGCGGTCGGTGGCCGTGGTCGCGGGGGAAATCTCCCAGATCTTGCCCAGGGTCGCGGTATTAAGGCACACGAAGACGCGCGAGGCTCCGGCCGTGTTCACCGACATGAAGGAGCCGTTGTAGGGCAGCAGGTTGTTCGTGCCCACGCCCATCGCGCTCGCGTTCCATGCGCCCGTCGTGTCGGCCCCGTGGATGGAGCGATAGCCTCCCCGGTTGGTCGGCACGAGCCCATTCACCGAGGTGAGGATGTCGGGGGTCTTGGGGTCGAGGTCTGGCGCGAAGCGGTACATCAGCGGCCGTCGGTCAGCACGTTGTAGGCGCCGCCCCCGCCGAAGAGCGAGGTGTTCGGCGCGAGGATCGCGTGGTCGGAGGCATTGGTCTCGAGCGAGTCCTCCTCCTCGATGCGCTCCACCGCGCGGTCGAAGCGCTTCTCCCAGAGGTCGACCTTCTCGTCGCTCGCGTAGCCGCGCGCGGCCGCGAGGCACCCGTAGAGGTAGGCGACCGGGTGCACGAGGATCACCCAGTTCGTGTCGTCCACGGCGTTCAGGTTGGGGATGCGCGCGAAGTAGAGGGCCTCGTAGGTCCAGTTGCTGTCGCCATAAGGCCACACTTGGGACGCGGCCCCGAGCGTGATGACAGCCTTCGGCGTTCCGGGCATGGAGGTCGTGCGCTGGATGTCGCGCTGGCTCTCGGCGGTGAGCAGGGCGAGATCACGCGCCACGCCGCCGTTCACCGCGCTGAAGCGCTTCCAGCCGCCGAAGTCCGCCGGGATCGTGACGCTGCCGGTGCCTGAGACGGTGGGCACGAGCGAGGTGAGCATGCGGCGCACGCGAAGGCGCGCGTTCATCTCGGCCTCGGCTTCGGCGATGAGGTAGTCGGCGATGGTGGAAGAGTCGCTTCGGCCCAGGTAGATGTCGAGCGCAGCCACCAACTCCGCGTAGCTGGTGAGGAGCGCGGTTGCGACCGGGGTGGACGGGGAGACGATGATGGGCATGGCTTACGCTCCGTCCGAGAGCAGCTCTATCAGGTAGTGCTTGAGGATGCAGGGGTCAGCGCCCGTCGCCTTCGTCACGGACAGCACGAGGTTCTGCGCGCTCGTGGTGTCGATGGCCCCGGTCACCGGGGTCTGCAGCTGAACGCCGTTCACGGAGTAGAACTTCGGCAGGGATTGCTGCGCGCTCGCCGAGTTCATGTTGCAGATCAGCGTGTGCAACTCCATGTTCACTTCATTGGAGAGCACCTTGGAGTGGAAGGTCGTGCCGCCGTAGTCTATGGTGAGCGTTCGGTTCGTCGTCGCCGTGGCGCAGTTGAAGAGCGCGGTGATGCGAAGTTGGCCGTTCGCGCCCATCGCGTTGGCCGGCACGGAAACCGTCGCCAGGGCGTTCTTGCTCGTGTCCAGGGGGGCCGTCACGGCAGCGCCGGATTTGGCGAGGATGTATGGCACCTTCGCCCCGCGGGCCTTGAAGCGAGCGGTGGCCGCGTCCATCACCGTGATCGTGTCGTTGGTGCCGGCGATGTCGTAGGTGATCTCGTAGCGGGCGTCTGCCGACGCGACGAGTTGGCCAGCCTCCCCTGCGGGGTCGTTGTATAACTTCCCCTTGACCCCATCGCAAAAGTTGAGCTTCAGGCCATAGCGCCCGGAAAGAGAACCGAAGCAGTCCGTTGCCAGGTGGTTGATCGTGATCCCGTAGATCCCGACATCCGAGGAAGGCGAAGAGGTGCCGATCTCGAGGCCGCCGGAGTTGTTGGCCGAGCAGGCATAGCGATGTATGCCCGAGAGCGTGAAGTTGTCCGCCCACTTGGCCACGTCGCCGCCGCGCACCTTCACGCTCGTGGCGATGATGTTGCCGATGTCGATGAGCGTGCAGACCTCGCTCGCACTGGAGCCGCCATTCAGGCGCCACACGGTTCCCACGTCGCCCGTGACGAGGACGTTCTTGATCGACGAATGGGCGCTGTTGCGGTTCGCCTCCGCGTTCGTGCCTCCGGCCGTGTTCACGCCCACGTCGATCGCGAAGTTCGTGCTGGAGTTGCTCGCGAAGCGAAGCCGGCGCAGATGCACGTCGTAGATGGAGTTGACCTCGAGGCCCTTGGAGGCCGTGCCGATGTCGAACTTGAGGCCCTCGATCTTCACGCGCTCGAGGATCCCGCTCGTGCCGTTGGTGATCGCCACCGTGGCGCCGCCACCCCAGTGAAGCGTGGCGCCAAGGCCCCGCCAGTTCACGTTCGACTTCTTCGTGAGCTGTGAGTTGAACTTGTAGGTCTTGCCGGGCGTGAACACGAGCACGCCTCCGGCAGTGGTGAGCGCATCCTCTGCCGCCTGGATCGCCGCGGCGTCGTCCGTCGAGTCGTCGCCCACCGCGCCGTAGCCGTCGACGTTCACCTCTGCCATCGGCTCCTTTACCGAGACGTTGGTCTGGGTCTCGGTGGTGATGCCGGATTTGGTCACCTGAAAGGAGTAGCTGCCGTCCTTCAGGAAGCAGGAGAAGCGCCCGTCCGCATCGGTCGTGAGCGGGTTCACGTTCGCGCCGATGGCGTTTGCCGCGTAGGCGGTCGAACTCGTGCCGCTGGGGTAGTCCTTGACGGTGACGGTAGCCCCGGCGACGGCGTTCCCGCGCGAATCCAGGACGACATCCTCGTACTTCTTCACGGGCTACCCCTTCTTGATCGTGAGGGTCTTCTTCGGTGCGTCCAGTACCGCGTTGCCGATGTCGCGCACCCACACCGCCTGATCGGGCGAGTACGGGGTGGGAAGCTCGGCCGGAAGGGGCTTCCAGCCGGCCAGCTCGAGGATGTCCACGTCGTCCTGAGACCGGCAGATCACCATCTGGAATCCGGGCCCGTAGCGGGCTGCTGGGGTGAACGCCATGGGCTAGTCGTCCACGTAGATGGTCAGCGTGCCGGTGCCGCCATTCAGGTCCAGGTACACGCCTGCGGGCGCGACGATGGGCACGGGCGGCATGATGTTGTAGCCGATGGCCGAGGTGACCGGGATCGCGGCGAGGATGGTGCCGCCCACGCCGTTCCTGATGAGGAGCGCCGCGGTCGCGGTGGCCGTGGTGACCACCACGCCGCCGAACTTGTTCACATGCGTGACAGCGCCCGCGGGGCCGACATAGCCCGTGGCCGAGTGCGAGAAGGCTTTGAGGCTTTCCATGTGAGGCACGGGGCGGTTGCCCGCCCCGAGTCCGTTAGCCGAGGTTCACGATGGAGGGGGGCGTGCCGTCCGGGCGCACGATGAGGATCAGGTACGCCTCAGATCCCGGATTGACCGCGCCGGCCGTGGGGTTCACCCACTGGATCGAGACGGTGTTCGCGCTCTTCACGCGCACGCCGCCGATGGTGACGCCCGTGTTGTGCGAGGGCTTGTTCACGAAGGCCAGATCGCCGACCTTGACGCCGGTCACCGTGATGTCCTGCTCCGTGGTGGTGGCGGTGCCCGAGATGTTCGCCGGGTCGTAGGTCACCGAGGCCACGAACATGGCCTGGATGTTCCCGCGGGGGAGAAGGGTGCTCATGTGGATGGGTCCTTTGCTTGGAGTGAGGGAGCGAGGCCCCGAAGAGCCTCGCCGTCAGGTCACGGTCTAGCCGTAGACCACGCAGCCCCACTCGGGGCGGACCACCTTGAAGCCGCACATGATGTCGAAGCGGCCGGTCCACTGGTCGGTGCCGACCGTGTACTGGCGCACGAAGCGCAGCGACAGGCCGTCCATGCTCGAGCGGTAGGCCATGTCAACGCCCTTCGGGACCTCGAGGTCGGCCGTCGCGAGGACGATCGAATCGCGGTGGAAGGCGAGGTTGCGCGGGTACGCGGTGGAGGCCGAGCCGATGAGGGTGAGCGCGGTCGTGGTCGGGATGGCGGCCGAGACGTTCTGGTACGCGCCCGAGGTGTAGATCGTCTGCGAGAGCGTGAGGTTGCCCGCGCCGCCGGCGTAGTCCGAGGCGACCGTGAAGACCTTCAACTGGCCGGTCGAGAGCTTCGTGTCCGGGTTCACCTCGTAGACGCCCGCGATGGTGAACTGCTGGCCGGCGGTGATCGCACCCGTGCCGGTGATGATCGCCATGATGGCCGTGCCGGAGGTGAGCGGCGTGGTGCCGTGCGTGGTGTACGAGGCGCCCGCGCCGTGCGTGATCGAGGCGAGCGACTGATCCATCACGAAGTCGAAGCCCGTCATGCGCTCCATCGCGCCCTCCTCGAACCCTTCCTCGATCTGCGAGGCCGAGTGGAAGAGGCCCTTCTGCGCGTCCGCCAGGGCGGCCATCGCGGTCGGGGTGAGCACCGCGGCTCGCGCGCCGTCACGCGGGGCGGTCTGCCAGTCGAGCGCGGCGCCGGCGTTGGCGTAGGTGAGGAACGAGCTGGGCGTGGTGCCCGGGGTGCCCGAGTAGTTGATGAAGCTCTGCGCGGCCGTGAGCGCCACCTGGCTCGCCACCTTGGAGGCCAGCACGCTCATCGCGGGCTTGAGGATCCGGGTGGAGAAGTTGTCCAGGGAGAGCGAGAGCTCGGCCGAGGAGAACTCGACCGGGACGTGGTACTGCGTGCCCACCACGACGCTGGTGGTCGTTTCCACGGTGTTCTGCGCGCTGATCGTGGCGCCCGTGCCCACCGTGTAGCGGTTGGGCAGGCGGATCTGGATGGTGCCGCCGTTCTTGGCGCCTTCCTTGGCGAAGCGGTCGTCGTACTGCCGGTTGACCTTCTTGAGGATGGTGTTCGCGTTCTTGAGGATGCGGAGGGCTTCGTTGGTGATGTCGCCGTCCGATAGCGTCTTGAGGGTGTTGGTCGCCACTTTGGGGCTCCTGGATCAAGCGGTCCGGGAGCCCCTTGGGCGCCCTAGGCCCGCCGCTTTCGCTTGGCCTTGATGTCGGCGTCCCGCCACTTCATCCAGGCCTCGGTGTCCTTCGGATCGGGTTGCCCCGAGACCGTGGAGGACCCCCCGAGATCGGGAGGCGGCGGCGGCGCGCCGGTCGATTTCGAGGCGGCAGAGAACTTGGCGTCGAGCGCCGCGATCTCCTTGAAGGCCTGCACGGGGTTCTGGATGGACGCATGGAGCAATCGCAGGTACTCGGCGGGGTTCTTCGCCAGCGAGTAGCTGATGTCGGCCGCGTTGTCCGCGGACATCACCGCCTCGAAAAGAGGGGTTCCCCTGCTCGAGGGCAGATCGGGGTTGTTCACCGTCTGGACGAAATCCGGGTACTTCTTCGGCGCGTCCTTGAGCTTCTCCACGATCCGCTGCTGCTCGCCATGAAGGCGCGCTGCCGCTTCCTGCTGCCTCTCCTGCTCTTGCGCGGCGCTCCTTTGCGACTCGTGCTGCTGAATCGCGGACTTCGCCTCGAAGATCGCAAGGGCCCGCTGCGTCGACCAGTTCGCCACCGCACGCTGGTAATCCAGCAGGGTCTGGAACTGCTCGGGCTGCGGCTCCTGCGCGTCCACTTCCTGAACCGACCGGGCCACCCGCTGCTGGAGCTCCAGTTGCTCCCGCTGCGCGCGCTCGGCTTGTGCCTGCCTTTCCGCTTCGTGCCGCTGCCGCGTGAGCTGGTCGATGCGGGCCTGGAGCGGGCTCGGGGCCTTCGGGGTCTCTGGGGGAGCGACCGGGGGCGCCGTGCCAT